AAATATGGAATTACGTTTTTTCCAGATTCGGCATCAAAAGACAAACCAGATGGCCAGAAAATTTTAGGATAATAAAAAAGAGCCGCTGGTAATGGTGGAATGACAGGTGTAATAACTGCCTTAAATTCGTATGGAGGACTAGTATCATCATTTACAAATTGCCATCGCTCTGGTCGCAATGGAGGTAACGAAATGGCCCCATTCGGAATTCCTGGCAACAAAATACTAATATCACTGCCAATTTGTTTATGATATGTTAAACGCCCCTGAGTGCCTGGCATACCATCAAGCTCAGTATTTTTGATAAATGGAGGACATAAAGCATCATTACAACAACCAGACACATCTTCATCAGAACATATTGAAAAACCAGCTAATGCCGCCAGCGCTTGAATAATAGCCATAAGCGCAGCCAACGCAATAAATATGGCCATAATATTATCTATAAAACAGAACAATGCCGCCAGTTTTTGAGCAATTGCTAATATAGATGCCTCGTCTTGCTCTCCAATAGCCTTTCCTAAAGCTATGATATTCTTGATTATTTCTTCTATAATAGCAATTATTGTTTCAATAATAAACAATATAAGCGCCAAAATCAAAAGCAACAACGCTATAATCATCGCTATTAATGCTAACCATGGAAACAAATTTAAGAATGGAGGCAAACATTGAGAAAATAATACTTGTAATTTAATAGCCACAGCAACGGGATTAGGAATGGCACATAGAACCTCAATAATACAAACAATTAGACGCAAAGCCGCCATTATAAAATTATAAAATGACAAAAATGGAGCAATCATACTAAGTAATTTAGAAATACCATCAAGAATTGTTCTCATCCAAGAATCTGGAAATGGCTTAAATAAACCAGAGGGAAATAATGCACCCAATTGTCTCAATAAATCTAAAATATCTTCAATAATATCTGTCGGAAGATCCCAATCCGGAAGAGGAATTGTCAATGGAGCATAAGGTATACCAAATCCCGGAATTGGAATTGGTGCAACACCTGGTACATTCAAAGTATTATCTGATGGATCGCAAGGCATATCTTCCCTTTATTTCTTTCATGTCTTTAAATTGATGGTCCGCCCTTTTGTACAATACGACCACCATTAAACTCAGTATGAAAACTGATATTTTGGGCATCAAACTTAATACTACCCCTAGATTTGAAAATCATATCCTGTTTGGAATTTATCATTATGGTTCCTGGAGATACTATATCGATACCCATAGAATCTTTCCCGATTACACCGATTCTAAATATTGCAACTTGACCATTATAAGCCACTCTCACATCCAAAGTACCATTTCTATAAGCATCATTTTGGTCCGAAAAGCGAGAATCTACCGTATTACCTATTCCAGGGCCACCAATTTGTATTAAAACATCACCATCCATAGAGCCCGCATAGCTAATTCCCTGTTTATCACGACCAACACGAGAAACAACACCACCCGCACAATCCATCCATAATGATTGTCTGTCCACGGTATTAGCTCCAATATTTAGCGACAAAAAACCATCAAGATTAATAGCACCACTTCTACCTCCGGCATCCGCATTACTACCAGACACCGTAAGCTTATCTTTAATAATATAATCCAAATCTGTTAAATTATCATTTAGAGGGTGTTTTTCATACCACTCAATAAGTTTTTGAGGAGGATTTGCTTGGTTTCTAGGGGCTATTACTTGAAACTCACTACAAACAGATCTAATATCATGATGTGTCGTTCCATATTTAATTGGTTCACTGGTTTCTAAATCTATTGGTGATGCATAACCATCTAATGTGCTATCTGTTGCGCTTAATTTGATTGATGGCAAATGACCAAAATTCTCTAAATATATTTCTTGACCTGAATCTGATTTTAAAAACTCATTAGCGTCATTTTCTCCAAAAGGCGCAATAACAGCCGAAAAATTGGCGCTTCTTGTTAACAGTGGTATATTGCCAGATTCGCTTGATGCCGGAACATTCAGCTTAAATTGGCCCTCCTTATCTATATCAAATGTAAATCGACTCCTATCTCTTCCATAATCTGTTGTTGCTGATGTTTCTACTACATTTGGGGGCGGTAGAACTTCAGGCTCCGCAGTTCCTTTTCGAGCATTTAATTCAAAATGATAAGCCAAAGACTTTCTCAATTCTGCCCTAATACGAGTATACGCATCCTGCTTATCTGTATTTCTAGTAAATGATAAACTATCTATTTTACCAATTGGCAAAGCAGATTTATTTATATCTAATATGTTTCCAAAAGCATCTATTGCTGTTCCTTTAATTGTTTCTATTAAATGATTAGGATCGTGCAAAGACAAACTTAAAGCGTCGGCTCTAATATCAGTTCTTGAGTTACTAAATTTTTTAATAAATTTAGGAGTAGAGTATTTTTCTAATTCATTTTCGTCTGACTCTATATAATAACTATGAGCAAATTCATATACAAGATCTCTTTTTTCAACTAATGGAGGGTTTCTAACTTTACCACCAAATGTAAGAATAGATTTCGGAGATTTTGGGTCCATACAGACGTGTTTAAGATAAGAATCATAAACATGAGAATCATAGGCAGAACCCAAAAGCCCACGATTAGCATTTTCTTGTAAATCTCTTTTTATTATGCCATTAACATGTCTTGCAGACTCTGTAAAAGACATCTCCTCTTTATAATTATGACTAATAATATTTCTAATTGGATTAATATGCAAAAAGCTATCAGCATTACCTATTTCTGTCCCTGATTCAGGATCAACGATAATCCTATTGTCAGGCCTTACTTGTATAAGAGCCCGACCATCGCGCAAAGCGGATAATTTTGTAGAATCTGAACTTATAAATTGCTCTGTACTAACATTTGTAGAATTAATAAAAGACACAATATACCATTGGCCACCTTGAGATTGAGAAACAATTATTGGCGCACCTTCGCTTGGATAACCGCCCATAAATTGTCCCTCTTGACCTACCCACGCAGCAGGTAATGGTACCGGTTGAGATAAAGGTCCGCTTGGGTCTCCGTTTAACCCTATTGTAACCGTACCATCTCCATTATAACCACGTATAGTGGCTAAACGGAGCAATCCCATTTTAGAACCAGTACTCATCTTTAATCCTCGGCTAGAGCATCAATTTCAGCCCTTAATCTTTCTATATAATCCGTTGCTATTTTCTTTATCTCATCATTCGTTGTTAGTGCAGCTTGATTATCTGCGGCTTTCTCTTCTAATACCTGATCTTGAGGTGTCTTGGTTACCCATATGTCAATTACATTATTTGCTAATATGGTGATTAGCTCTTTGGCTTGCGCCTTTAGTGCGGCATCACTTGAGGAAGTAGCATCTTGTGCACTTCCGGTTCCTGACGTTTGATATGATGAATCTCCACCTTGTTCCTCAGCGCCTACAGATGAAATAAGGCTAGCCTGAACGCCAGAATTTAATATGCTTCTTGCGGCCGAAACGGCACTAGAAGAAGATGATCGTAGTTCAGACGTATCTTCTGAACTCAAATCAACTTCCACAGTACTTATAAACACATTTTCCAAATCAATGCTGGGTTGTGTTACATTATCGGGCAACAATGTTTCACCATCATCCGCAATTTGCGTAGGATTATTAACCCAAAACAATATTTCATCTGCAACCGAAATTAAATCATTATTAACTTGAATTTGCATATCAGGAGCGGTATTCTTATATACACGTAACTCTATATTAACTTTATCACTCAGCCGCGACGGATTTAGCAAACCAGTTGTAGCTAACAATATATTTGATAATGTTTTTCTATTTTGATCTCCGTACACACCACTAACTAATCCCTCCAAAGGAGAAACAAGCTGTATAGCGGTTTGATCTACAACGATAGTACCCACATGCACATCACCATCTGTTCTGCCGTGCCTCATATGCCTCAATGAATTTGCATTATGCCGATTAGCATATAAACCCTTGCCGATAATATCTAATTGTGTTGGAATATATTCTCCAGGATTATGACCGTAAGTGAGATTTATACTAGTGGTAAATGTGCTTCCATAAGTAAACGTTTGAGACACTGACTCCGAATAAAACAGTAGGTTTCTATCCTCAATATAATATACTTCGCCAGGCTGAATATATTCGTTACCTATAACCTCTACAGAACCACTAAATATTTGTTTCCTTGCCAAATTTAACAAAAACACAGCATAAGGAGCACATTGGGTATTTGGATTGCTGAAAAATGGTGCTTGTACCGCATTTGGAGATCTAAAACCATACATCCTCCACATATCATAATCAGCCGCCCAAGCCGATCCCATAGCATTACCACCATGACCGGCTCCTCCAGCTAGTGCAGTGTTACCGGGCCAATCCACTAAGCCAGTAGCTAATTTCCCGTCAACCTGAATAACCGTATGAGGTGGCGCCACTTCTCTTATAGTTAAATTACGAATTTGACTATCTTCTATTACATAACGCTTCCCAGATTTATATCCTAAATCATCAACGTTATTATCCTCAATCATATGTTCTAATAATTCCGGAAATTCTACATCATCTTCGGTCTTATTTAAATTGGGCAGCAAAACACTATCAGCAGCTTCAGAATTTTCTTCATTTAAAGTTAATCCTTCGGTATAATTTCTTACAGTATTCGATAGTATTTTAATAACTTGTTGACGCTCTGCTAATAAAGATGCAATCTGCTCTGTTACATTTAATATGTCGGTTTGTTCAATTCTAGACGTTACGGCAGTCGCCCTAGAGTTCGAAAACACAGCTTCACGTGATGCCGGAGCGTTTTGTATATTTTTCTCCGTTCGTAATCTGGTAGATATAGTTTTAATTCTATCAAAAATATATGTGTTACTGCCTACGAAATTGTTTTGATCATTAACAACATCTGCACGTTTTACTATATCGAAAGACCGCCTAGCATTTAATGGAAAGGCCAATGTATCTGACAAATCTTTTAAAGCCATTTTAGCACTATCTTCAGATAAGTCAGGATTACTTTGGTTTAATAAGCTACGAAAATCTTTACTACCAAGTTTACCATCAACCTCTTCGGTAACAAACCTAAATTCGTTTCCCAAAAATTTAGCCACAGCAGTATCATCTGTATATCCGAGCGCTGCAGATCTTAGTCTTATTTGATCTTCAATTATTTCCAGCCTATCTGTCATGCCATCCATTTTATTAAACATCAGGCTCTCTAAATATCTTGGAAACAACTGAATACCAGTTTGTGCTTTAGTCTGTACCATATCTCTAAAAACACTTTTTGGCATACGGTTATATTGTGGTGGCCTCGCAATAATATGCCCCTGAGTATTAGCAAACAACTCCAGGCCCAAAATGCCAGCCACATTTCTTGCCTCAGCCGCAACATCTGTAAATGTGCTTGAGAATAATCCTAAGTCTTGTATGCCACGCTCAAATGCTTGTATATCATAATTTTTATCATATGAATCATCAACAATAAACAAATTTATATCTTCATTCGCCTTGACTTTCCATAACCTACGTAAAGTGAGATAATTTAACTTCTTACGAAATTCACTCATTTTGCGCCTTAATTCGCTATCAGTTGCAGTGCCACCAAGCTCGGACACATCAGGATCAAACGATATATCATTACCAAACACAGACAAGGCATTGGGTGATTTTTCGGCAGTGCTCTCATACATGCTATCCCAAGACGCTTGCTGCTGCTTAATTTCATTGTCATACCTCGCTATCTGTGCTGTGAGATCCTGAATTGGTGCAGTTGCCAATGATTGAGATGATCCGGATACTTGCCCTTCTGGTCCTACCGTATAATATTGCGGAGTATTTATTGCAGAACTCATAACACGAGCCACTTGATCAAATGTTTGTGCTCGCTTACGTAGCAAATCTGAAAGTTTCTTATTCGTTGTTGTTAGTTCAAAACTACCCTTAACTGACCAAGCATAAGCCTGCTCATTCATTATCATTTTCTTAAAAGGAACAAAATTACCCCAGGTAGCATTAGTTTCTTCAATATCACCAATCAACCCGCGAAAATAAGACATGCTAGAAAAATCTGTATTATTTAACTTTCCACTACGTATTGCTGCATACATAAAAGTATTAAAATTATACGGCTTTCCTGTAATCATTAGTGATAAAACATTCATCACATCTTGGCCAGCAAATGGACTTTTTGTTATTTGAGCTGGAATTTCCTGTCTAAATGAGCCAACACTAGTATTTGAATATGGCTCGCCCCACATTGTTAGCGATCCAATTCCCTCTTTCCACCTATAAACAAAACCATCTGGTTCTCTAAATACTTGTCTCAGATTAGTGGCCTCTGCTGTTTTGCTGGAAAAGTCTGCACGCTGGGCATTACCATAAATCCCACCAAACAAATCTTGTCTTACTCGCTCATAATCTAAAACATTATATTTGTCACCATTAATAGTTGTTCCTTTAAACCTTCCGGCCTTTTCTCTAAATGAATTAGAAGCTAATAATAGCTTATTTTCATCTAATAATTCTGGAATCTCCTCTTCTATCATCCCAGAAGACTCATTAAATTCTGTTTTAAACGGTGTTAGCGGATCGTATAAAGCGCCATTATATACTTTAACTGATGGGTTTATATTTAATTGTCCCATTTGCAAATAATATGAGTTATCTTTAATTTGTACAGATAATGTATATTTGCCAGGCTCACTACTATAACTATGCGAAGCTGACTCTACCGGACCAACAAATATGCATGTACCAGCAGATTCTCTTGTCATCTCGTTGCGAAGCATTGTCCACAACCACATGGGAAAATCTGACCCAGCTATTGCATTCTTTTCTGCCTCAACAAAACTTCCAGCAGTCTGACCTCCACTAAATCCATTTCTAATATCATCAAATGCAGATTCTATATTTCCGATAGCTTGGTCTAATTTATTTAATAAAGAATTGTTTGCATAGCTAAAATTAAATCCCTTAGTAACACGCGAATCAATGCCAGTTTTAGAACTGGCAAATATATAAACCACATCCATTGGCTGTATAATTGGCTTATTAGCATAATGTAATCGCATCTTTCTACGAACATATGCCGTCTCTTTGTTGAAATCCGTAATCTTAGATCGTGTACTTTGCTTAAGGCTAAACCATGTAAATATATTCTGTACTATCTGCTTAAATATCTTTAACTCTTGATCTGTTAGTCCGTTCGTTCCCTCTTGGGCTGATGGATCTACTTGTACAGCAGAATTATCAAATGAAAATAGATTAGAGCCAAACAGACCAGCATCAAAATTAAACTGAATTTCCCTTCCCTCTTCATCTATAACGGCCCTAACTTTTTTATAAAGCTTTGTTTCTTCATTAATATAAAAACGAATAGGAGACGCACCACGATATTGTCTAACATAATTCAGCCTTTGCTTCATATCATCTATGGATTGCTTTAACTGATGCTGCGTCAATCTAAAAAAGTTATTCTGACCAAAAAAATTAGCTGCCTCAGATATGGCCTCATCTATCTCCTCATTTGTAATAATCATCATTTTATAAGGATCTTCTACGGTAAGACTGGCCCTACCCTCACCAAATTTAGTAGATGTAGTACAGGACATGTTTTGAACTAACGTCAATTCAAATACCCCTGTGCCCTCTCCAGTATCCGTAGCATATGGTAATCCAGGATCTTTTACCCAAGTTGTTACAAAACTAGGATCTGAAAATGCCTTTACCTTACGTACAGTTTGTAATATCGCTTGGGTTTTTGGATCAATTAACAAATTAGATGTAGGTAAAGCATTTAAAGCATCAACTGCGTCACCTATAATTGGGATTGCAAAATCATTAATAATTCCAGATGATTGTGACATAATACGCTCTATTTTTGTAGCTCTTTCATAAGCGGCAATCACCCTACACTTATTATAAAACAACTTTTTTGTTGCGCGTAAGAACAATTTATCCTCATAACACATTAAATCTGTTCTATAATTTTCTATTAATGAGGAGAATATTCTTTTTTTAATAATTACGGTAAGATCTGGCTCTTGCAATATTGCCTCTGAGGCTCTAGGCCTAACATTTCTAATTATGCCATCTTCGATATATTGTCGTTGGGCTGTGGTGTCAATTTTGCTTCTAAAATCACCCAAATTAGCAAATGGAGTATAAATTCCACCAAACATATTATCTAGAGAACTTGGCGTGTTCTCTGCTAAACCGAATTGCTCATTTAAGGCATCTGCAAATGCGTCTCCAAAACCCATATTCTTACCTGTGTTATTTAAAACCTATGTATATATATATCAAGGTCTTTAGAAATCAAATAAATCCACTAAAGAAGAACTTGATGTTCCTGTATCTTCTCGCCTTACAGGAGTATATGTTCCGCCACGCGCAATCTGTCCAAAACTATGTGGCCTCCCAACAACAGGATCTGAATTACTACATCCGGAAACTGCACTGCGATGCCAACCAAGAAAGTTCTGACGAAATCCACGTTTCTGAAGGGCTGAAAATTCAATTGTATAATCAAAAAAACCTAATTGACTAGCTTTTTCTTCAACCCTAAAACTCTTAAAAAAACCACGATATACTTCACCAGACCAATACATCTCTACTGTCGCTGCAATTTTGGCCAAACTAGGTGGTCGCTGTTTACTTCGTGTTGCCGCCTCTTCAGTAATACCAAGTAATGAATCTAAACCCCCACCAACACTATCAAAACTTAATGCTGAGCCAACTCCAAAAATATCACTAGAAAACGTATTCTGTTGTACTTGTGCTGCGAGATTCAAAGCATAAGGATCAAAAGCCAATTGTTCATTGCGATATAAGTCATATAAGACATTAATTCCCTCTATACCAGAGGTACCTGTCGTTCCATTGATACTTAAATTAATTATATTTTCTCCCCAATACTGAACAACAAATCCACCCTTAGTTCTTTGAGGGGTTATTTCTTTTGTATATTGATAAGTTATATTTTGAGGATTTACATACATTTGAACCATAGGGCCTTCTGGAACCAACCAATGTATAAGTTTTCTATGAAACACTGCTGGTCTACGATTTTTTAAACGACCCTGTCTAGTATTCAATCCGCTAGTTCCTGGAACTTCTGCTGCCTGAAACCCATTGGCTCGCTCCGGACTCTCTCCCATAAAGCTTAAGGCAGTATCAAAAACATCACCTGAACTAATTGGTAAACTCGGTATAACCATTTGTTTTATCCTATTCTATAATTTAAACGCCCATCCATGCTTCTCTGCCTTCTCTTTCTCTTTGTGCAGCGGCTGATTCTTGAACTGCACCATCCTTTGTAATTTTAAGCAACTTATTATTACAATTTACACATATTACTTGAACTTCATGTTGTGTTACAGGAGTCGTTGTGTCGCCCGCAGCTGTCTGCCTTTCTTTTTGTTCCATATTTTCATTAATTATTCGTAATAAATCACTCATATTCATTACGGGTTGTGCTGCCGCTAGACCTTGCGCTTCTGGGCCACCCTCTATAACTTGCCTAATAGCTGTTTCAGGCATATCTCTGCTTGTCGCTCCACGAATTAAATTTATGGCTTCGTCTATAGTTATTGTTCTTTCTCCTGTGGCTGGAACTTCTGGTGTGCGCCTGTCCCTTGTAGTTCTTGATGAGGGCTCCTCTATAACTGGCGCCTTCTCTTTTCTCTCTTCTCTGTCTTTGTCTTTGTCTTGTAACGCCTTTGGGCCATTGCGAAAATTATCGGCCACACTTTTTATTTTATCAAATATGGCGCCAACATTTCCAACACCACGACCCATAACATCTTCTAAAGTTTCTCCACCTTCCGCCCCCTTTCCAGCCAAAACATCTTGTGTGGCGGCCTCATCTGATGCTTTCGCCATATCGCGTCGAATCTTGTCTTTAAAAGTTTGTAAACCTTCTGTACCCACCGCCTTTCTAGTTGTTTTATATGCCGTTAATGCCTGCAACTCGCCAATATATTGCAAATCATTATGAAGAGTTGTTAATAATGACACTTGTCTGTCTGCTATCTTTTCACTATCTGATAATGCCTCTTTAAATGCATCTTCTGGTTTTTTAGGCTCTGCGGTTACTCCTCGCTCTTCTGCTATCATGCCTTCAATCATAGCTATTGCTTGCTGATCAGTATCTGCCATCTTAAGAGGGCCAGATGTCAATAACTTAATCTGTTGCGCCATCTGCATTGCTGCCGCCTCATTCATTCTAGCCTGCTCTAAACCTACCAGTTCTACTCCTCCCATTTCCGACTGAAGAACATCTTTTACTTTATCCCTAATTTCATCTAAACGATCCTCTCTAATCATCATATCAATTTCAAATGCGCCAGCCATGCCTCCACCCATTCCGCTCATTTCAGCTAAAAATGACTTCTGTGCCATAGTCATTTGAGACATATTTCGCATTTGTGTGGTTGTTAATTCCTGAATAGCATCAGGGCCCAAGCCGGCTGCCCTTAATGCTGGAGTCATTTGAGCCATAACTCTCACTGCACTTTGAGTTGTATCGCCCAAGAATTTAAATCCCTTAGCTACTTCAAAAGTGGTGTTACGTATGTTTTTCATGGGCATATTTAATCTTTGTGCCACATCGTGCATACTAGTAATCAATTGTAATGATTTTTGACCTTGAGTTCCAAATTGGGCAAATGCTTGTTGCAAATCCTGGGTAACAGTTTTCATGTCTTGAAATGTTCCGCGAGTAACCTTAATGGTTGCCTCTAACATAGACATTCTCTGCCCTGTACCGTCTGTTTTAGTTATCACTTGTGACAACGCGCCAGGTATTTCTTGTAACTCTTGAAAATATTTGCGCGACGTATCTACACTTACACCAGTAGCATTAGATACATTTTTTAGCTGGGTAGATATTTGGAACATTTTTCTATCCAAATCAGCAAATCCCAAACCCATACCACCCATAACCTTTCCAAAATCACCCGCCGCAGCAGCTCCTTGCAAAAACGCATTTTCCATATTTCGCATTTTTTGCCCAACTACCACCACATCCAACGCCCTAGCAAGATTTGGCATTTTCATTTTTTTGGCAGTTTCGGCTAAATCATCCAGTTGGGCCGTTGCTTCTGAGGCGCCATTACCCATAGATACAAGCTCTCTGGTAAATGCATCAAATTTCACCCCCTTTGCAGCGGCAACCAATAACATTGCTTTCCCGGCAAGTACTGAAATTTTTTCACCACTAATAGAGGCATTATCGCCCAGACCTAACATATCTTTACCAGTAGCAACTAATTCTTGTCTAAATTGTGAATCTGCCAGAGAAGACATACTCTTTGCCAATTCTGCTGTAGCCGCAGCTGCTTTTAGAGCTTTCTTTTTAGCCTCAGTAAGATGAATACCAAGCTTTTCTAGCATATCAAAATCTATAATAAAAGACTCGGCCATATTTTATTCCTCTGTTATAACTCGCCTTCTATGTCGTCGTCTCTTTCTTTGGTTTCTTTGCTGTTCTGCTTTGAGTTTTCTTTCCCGATCCTCCAAAACCATTCTTGTAGACTCATCAAATTCTTCATCAGACAACTTGATATTAGTACCTTCTTGATTCATCATTTGCCTGGCCATATCAGGATTTGTAAATGCGCCATTCAAAATTGCATGGTTCTTGGCAAACTCATATTTCTCTTCCAAGTCACACGCCCAACATTCATACATGTACATATACAAAAGCGGATCAATTTCCTCAAACCATATATCGTCCGGCATCTTTCCGAACGTTTTACATAAGAACCAGAGAAATCTATGGTCTGGTTCTTTTACGCTTTTTTTATTGCCTCTGAAACCTCCGAAACATCCTTGTCTGTATTAATTCCATACTTTTCTCTAGACTTATCAGCCATGGCCTGATACTTATCATAGATATGTATTGTAACGCTCTCATCTAGCTCTTCAATGAGTGCTAGTTTTGCCTCGAAACTATCATCCCCAAGAATCTCCTCTACAAGATGATCATTAATTTTAACAACAGAACGTGCCAACATATTAGATCTTAATTCATATGCAAATTCGGCAGGGTCAATCTCATTAGATGAAACAACTTTAGCAACTTCTTTCATTTCTCTTGTTTTAAGTGTCTGAATAGTAAATTTTACACCCTCCACTTCAAATTCATCCATCAACCGCCCAATACCAGTAAGAAATTCAACTCTTCTTTTGGCCTCTGGTGATAATTCCCTTTTCCCTCTTGCCGATCTCATCTGTTCTATTTTACTTAACTCATGTTTTGTTGTTTCAAATGAACGTTGAGGAGGCATTGATTGTTGTGCGTAAAATTCTTGCTGAGACTGCTGGGGGGCTGGCATAAAATCAGGAGCACCACCAGACACTTGTTGATACGCTTGTTGTGGTGACATTCTAACGGGTTTTTGAGGTATATCTGAATGATCCTCTACATTTAAAACCTGTCTCTGTTGTCCACCCAATGTTGTTTTTCCTAATTCACTTTCTATCTCTGTCATAATATTTACCTTTCAAATATTATACGTGTACAATATTGACTATCGGCACCACGCCAATACCATACATCTATATAACAAAATATCCGCAATAATTAGGGTTTTAACTTTAATAACCTTAAAACAACATACTTATCTAACATGATAGATTTAAACCAAAATTACTATTTAATCTAACACAAGATAAGCTAATTTGTTAATGATTTCAGTAACTTAAAGAACATTATTCTGAAAACGCATTAAGCAATCCCGCGGCGTCCAAAGCTCCACGATAACTACTTGAAATGTCTGTTTCACGCTCAACGCTATTAACAACAACCGGATATTGTCGTCCATTAGCAGCACCAGCAGGAACAATATTGCTTCCGCTCTTAATAATACTGAATATATCTTCGGCATCCCAATTCATTGTTTCAGCAATAACAAAATCAGTAGCAGAATATGTATAAGTTATTTCTCGAATCCAGACATTTTTAATTGTTGTAATAATACCATTTCCTTTATCAGCATCTTGGAAATAGTCATGTATTTCTATGTCAAATGGCAACCTTTGTGATTTAACATGTGCAAAGCCACGACTAAATGACTCGGCAATTCTCATCTTATCGAATCTAACGCGCTGGCAACTACCACTATAATCAGTAGACTTCTGTGGCGCACTATCTATATGGCCATCAGTCCCAATTTCATCTACCATTCTAATGGTACCACGACTTTCTGTTACCTGTAAGCTCTGAACCGCACCTACCACGTTTCCTTCCGCAACAATAACTATATTAGTACTTAGATGCGTGGCGGTTCTGTTCTCACCAGCATTATCAAACATTTCTGTAAATGTATTCCTAGGCATATGTTACCACTCTGATTTTTATATTTTACAACAATTTTAATTTTATGCTAAAATATTACAATATACCAACGCCAATCTTAATATAAATCCAATTAACTGGATACACCGGCTGTACTTGCACTGTAATATTCCACTGTCTGGGCTCAACTTTATCTCTAACAACCTTTAGATCTGAGTATGAAGTTATCAATCTTTGAGTAATAAATGCCTGCATTACTCTGTTGGCCCGCGCAATTAACGTCCCTTGGAACGTAGGTGATTCTGGTTGTCCTGGGAATCCTGCAAATGCAGCTCTCATGCTCTTAGAAATACGATCTCTAATAAACACAATGCTGATTTCTTCTTCCTCAGCATAACCACTTTGTGTAGTGGTCTTACCCCAAATAACGGTTCCACCACCTATAGCAGGCTGGAGCACCGTAATACCAGCAACTGCCAAATTCTCCAATATAATTGGTCTGAACAGCTTATCCCTAAGTATGGTAAATCCAGCAAGCACCTTATTAGTTAGCGGTACAGCTACATTTGGAATAGCAGACAAATATCCAGCAGCAGCCGCGGCTATAAAGAAGCCATCCACAAGTGTCCTATCCGCACCAATCTGAACAACAATCTCATCAGGATAGAAATATACCACCCTGTAGGTACCACCAAACGAATTTGGTATACCATAATCTGTCAAGTCTTCCACATTACCAGCTAGAATTTCTGAAATATCATCTCCTTGAATTCCCTCAAGTATACCAATATCCTCTACTGCAGCTGGTTCAGTTCCAATTACATTTTCTGGCTCTAAGCCCTGGATTGCTCCTATGAATAATACACGTTCTTTCTTATTCTTGATATTACTCATAGTTTCACAATGAATTCTAGCGGCTTGGAAAATAGCACTGATAGTTTGTGACGGCAAAGGAACAACAATATCGCATTCAATCAATTCCAAAGCCTCCAACGCACTTTGCCATCCTACATCAAAGAAGTCGGCGTCTTTGGTATCTACAACAGTTGCTCGTAAACTTTGCCCAGCACTTAATGCCAAATCATCTGTAAATAAAATTCTAGCACTACTATCAGATGAATCAAGCACCCTAAATTCTGCCCCAGTTTCATTAACAAAACCACCAGCATTAGAGATAGTTACAACGCCACCAGAAACACCTGTAATAGCATATTCCCCAGCATTAGCGGCAGGAGCTAAAATCTTAACTGTTCTAGTACCACTAAGATCGTCTAAATCAAACTCAACTGTAGTGCTGCTAAGAGTCGCTGTCGTAGGTCCAGTAGATGTAATAACACCATCATCACCTTCCTTAGGCACAGAATCTTCCATAACTACTGTGTATGAATAAGTATAACCGGCACCAAATATGAACAAAGTTGGCGCGGCGGTAATTGCGGGATCATAAAAGTCTACTTTATTAGGAAGAATCTGTGTTTCTGTACCAGTAATAGGATCTGTAACAAAGAAGTTAATATTTGCATCCACATCAGGTGTTATACCTACTGGCAACGCAAATGTTAGATCATCCTGTGTTGCCCCACCAGAAGCCGATTCCTCTAAAGTATAAGATACTCTACGTGGAACACTTGGTGCCGCCTGAATACAATAAACGCCAGGGGGATTATTCGCAAAAGCCAATTGAGAACCAAGAGTTATTCTATTTTCCAAACTAGCCTGGCCATGCTTTTCAGCAATATCGTCAATATCGGTAAAGAACTCCGGATCATTCAGCTCGATTTCAGCAATATAAGTGGCCACCAAAGAATCGCCAGCAGTTAAAGCGCCACTCTCTACCTCTACAGTAAATGTATCTCCCTCACGGAATGCAGTTGTACCCTCACTAATTGAGAAGGTTAAAATCCCATTAGTATTTGTCGTACCATTAGATTGCCAGAAAATCTGATTACCATAACCATCTAATATGTTCCCGCTAACTGAACCGGTAGCAAGGAATTTAGCATATCCGTCAATTGGGTTTCCATAACCATCACGAACAACAGAAGAGCATCTTATTGTCCAAGTTTCAGATGGAGCATTCTGATCGGACAATGTTAATCCGTTAATAGTACCGTTACCAACATTTGCTGTACTAGCGCTATAATAAGAACCGCCCTGATCTACCAAATGAGCAGTTTGAAGCTCAATATAACCCAAATTAATGTCTATGCGATAATCATAGGTATTACTAAAAGTTGTTCCAGCAGTAGCAAATCCAGCCTGTTCCAACCCAACTAGTGGTATTCCATTTTTATATAATGTTGTGCGTCTAGCAATTACAGGCGGATAAGTTAGCTTAAAATGCCGTCCATCACTACCAGATGTGCTCGTGAAAGTTGGATTTAGGCCATCACTTCCACCACCAACAGCCGAATTTATTAAGCGTTCTACTCGCTCACCTTCACCAACTATTGCGGCTATTCTAAGACCACCCGGTACCGAAACACCGTTAGAAATAGTTTCAGTTTCAGAATAAACTCCTGGAAGTGCGTTTGTTGCTCCTGGAAAGTTTGCGCTCATGAATTATTCCTCTTTATTTAAACCTAACACAGACATTGCACGGACATTCGATAAAAATGCTATATTATTACCTGCTATATATCGCTTATTTATATGTTTTCTTATGCCTTGATTTGTATAAATCTTCCTCCTTATACTTCCGCAAACGCATTTACCAAATCTATCTCAGTTATAATTCTCATATTTGGGGCAATTCTGGGTGGGGTTTGTCTAATATCACCAATATCCGTACAAATATTGATAGCATCCACCACATTATCTATCGGAAGATGTCTTCTCCATTCACTTCTTATTTCAAAAGTAATTGATTTTTTGAATAATTTATCATTTCTATCATCTTCTTCGGAAGGTGGCCCTACCGATGGGCTGCCACTTTTAATTACAACTCCTGCCTTATACAACGATTCATAAGCCGCATCTACAAAAAATAAGGATACTATTTCTGCCAGCTCATCCCTAGCCCTTAAAGACCTAGACTCTATATCTACAATAACTGAACCCTCCCAGGCTCCGGCTTGAATATAATGAGATGGTGTAGAAAGTATAGTTTCATTACCATATCCATCTATGTACCTAATAGATCTCCATTGAACACTACCTTTCTCACGACCCATTGATATTGGCACAGATTTACTACCACCATGTCTAACTAACAAAGCTGGATAATATCTTACATCATATCTGTAATATTCTCCGATATATAGTCTTGTTGTGGCGTCATCATGTAATCCCGCACCTAATGGTAAATCAGTATGATCTGGTGTATTTGGAAAGCCCCATTGGTCGCGAGAATAATGATAATATGAGTCCTCTTCGAAAAATTTTCTTAAAGTTTCTATAAAAATTTCTTTTGGATGAACTATTTGAGTATTTTGCACATAATCAAATATTTGATATAAGTCAGTTTTATATGAATGAGCTGTTGCCATTTATATTACCACCTATAATTAACTTCAAATCTATATACATAGAAAGTTCTATTTCCACTACTAAGATCGGCATTTGTTGAAATTTTCGCATAAATTGGAGCCCCCTCACAAGTATTAAAGCCATATGCAGACACACTTAAAACTGTGGGGGTGGGTGATGTCCCCGTCCCTATTGGAACGGTAGTATTTGTGCCTATGTTATTCATGTCTCTAACGTATAAAGTGCCTGATTGTGTTGGAGATCCATTAGTACAATATATTGCACTTGATACGTCTAAGATATAAACGCCATGTGGTAGGTATTCATTTAAATCAACAATCCAATCAAATGACATTACATTTGAATCTGCCTGACGGCCATGCCATTCTTGAGCCACAATATCTAACCAAGGCCGATCAGTCATTTCAACCCACGAATCATAACGACCAGTATTTATATCTCCATAACTAGAAGAGCCAAGTCCAACACTCGCCTGCCCACACATGCCACCTATATAAGCTGTGCCTAATTGGTTTTTGTTTCTCCCAACAGTCCAACTAGACGGGGCCGCAATTACGCGATCATCAGTCGCTGCAACATCAACATACGAACTATCCACAAAATTACCAACTACAACTCCCCTAGTAGAATTAGGATCTCCGCCCGTCTCTATGTAAATATCCACATCATGTTCGATGGAGGTCCCATAACCTCGATACAACTCATTGCCGGTAACAATCTGTCCCTGACTAATAACCCCTACTCTCTTTCCTATATGTATCCCAACGCCATTATTAGGAAACGTACCATCTATCACAAACCCTTTGATAATATTATTGGAAATTGTGCTGGGAGTATAAGAATATATTCCCCAGTTATACCAATAATCAGTGCCGTCAACAACACCCTGATCAATGTTGTTGCCAGTAATTACCGCATTTGGCGCATCATTAGAATCAGATGGTATAACACTAATCGCCCTATTCATATAAGTTGACGCACTAGACCAATACCAGAAAGTGGGCTCTAAATAACCTGCAAAGTCATGTGCTCGCAAAATATTGTTTGTTATACTTAACCCGCTCCTATCTGCGGGTGATGTAATATTACTTGTAGCACAATGAATCCAATTACACTTATTATGATCTATCGCCACATTCCCCAAACTATATTCTGCAACATCGGTAGTAGCAAATGCATAATATGCCGCCGCCCCCACATGAGTTATTGTTCCAATGAAATGACACGTGTTGTTTGATATTCTTAGCCCGCTAGTAAAATCGGTACCAGATAACAAAGATGAATTTGTAACCTCTGTCGACGAAACCAAAAATCCAATCACACCACAGTGATTATTTATAACATCTACATTTACAGGCCTAAGTCCATAACCGGTTATATCGGTGCTATTAGCCGGGTTTGTTGGAGTTTCTGCAAAAGCCGTAACATAAATGCCTTGAGCGTAATTACATTTATTGTTCTCAATAATACAGTTGTGAGCCACCGCCGGCCCCGTCACAGCAGCGATTCCTCCCTCCAAATCAACCAAAGCTATCGCAGCCTGAATCTTTGCTGTTGCATTATTGGCATCATTAAATATATTATTTCTTATTTGATAATTCGAAACTATATCGTCTTTATTCAGTTCAATGCTTATAAACGGGGGTCGTTGAGTAGTTAACGTAGAGGTAAATGAACAATCTTCTATTGTTACAGAATGACTCAATGTTGGATCTGCCCCACTTCCGGCACCACCTTGACCAGCACGATAAATACAACCATTACCAGTGTTTATATGATCATTTGCCGTATAAGCCGGAAGGCCTGTTGGATCATAAACAAAATGCATATTACGCAACGTCACCAAGCTATCTACTAACAAACCTTGCCCTGTGGTAACAGTAAATATGGCACCATCGCCCTCAAAAATAACTGGAACAAGAAAACCGGTCAGATCCAAACTAGCATCTACGTCAAATGCCCCGCGAACCCTAATTTTACAAACGCCACCAGTATAATTAACGTCATAGTTGTTTACCCAGGCTTTAATTGCGTCAATAGTATGAAAATTTCCAACAAAATCTTCTGTGGACCATACTAGTGAATGCAACGCATTGCTAGAATCAACAAACTTGCGCACATCATCTACATCTGACGGAGTAATTGTAGTGCTGGCAACCAAAGATGTTACAATTGCTATTGGTGTTAAATCTTTTCGCGTATTAACTAGCTCAGTAAATGTTACAGAAGGAACATAATATACATTGCCGCTCTGATTAGACTCCGCAAAATACTGCACCTTCGTTGTAGTCAATAGAATAGACTCTAACTGATTTTCTTCATTCACACAGACCGCCCAATCAACCGTTACTGGGGGCGCCGGATTTGGAGGAGACTCTGGGAATATTTCTGGAATTGTAACGGACAAATTATTAACAGTACTAATATGCCCATTAACTAAAGCGATCCCACCTTTGAAGAAAATCTCTCTATTATCTGTCGGGTTTATATAATCAAAATCTAATCCCCTTACAACACCGTTCTCATGTAATAACCTATCTCCGGCAGAAATATAATCCAAAGCTGATTTTGTAAAATCAGTTTCATCTACACTTCCAAATTGTCGTTTATCTACAACGTGTTCAACAATGTCTGAGTTGATTATTCTGTCCCAGTTTACTTCGCACGTAGCAAGAAGCATTATTTCATCGTCTTGTTGCAACGAACTAAATAATTCTATATCAACATACCTCGGGGTTCCTCCGCCCCCGGCAGCTCCATCACTTAATATAAAATTGCCAGGACTAGTATTATCAACATCAACAAACTTTAAGTCAATATAATCTAAATTTGTCTCATCATAAAAGCGTGTAACAGCATCTTTCCGACCATAAGTCATCGGTCCTGTAGATAAAATAGCCCCACTAGCAGGATCTCTTTGACCAATTTGACCTATAAACTCTCCAGATGTTGTATCGTAACTATGAATATAAAAACGAATATATTTATTAAATGTAGTTGTACTGTCTCGATATCCGCGTAGTTTTGATGACACATTAACTATATGCCAATTTGTAGTAGATAACCACAAACCTCCTGGAGGGCTTGGCGCTGATTGTTCTGCATGGTCCGGCATTCTAGCCCGCTCATGACTGAATGTTTTACCCTCTTCCGTAACATAAACCTCATGTAATCTGCGATATTTGTCACTTGTTGTGGTAACATCAATAACATTTTGATTATTAAAGCTAACAGAATCTTCAGAAAAATATATTCTAACTGGAAGCGGAGGCTCAGAAGAAAAACCAAAACCGACACCAGTACCATGAATTGAATTAATTACAGTTATTAGTGTCTGATCTGGAGTTCCAACACATACATTAAAAACAACTTCCTTTATAATAAAGCGGCCATAATCAACATCATAATAAAGCGGATCTGCAAAATCTACAGAAGGCTGAACCACAATGGTTTTTCCAGGTTTTAACTCTGCCGCTTTAAGATCTTTTGGTATTGAATATGTTGTTTCTACGGTAAATGGACCTATAGGATTTCTATTATAAATATACCCATCCCAATATCCCTCACCATCTGCATTATATGTTTCTGCAAAGTCATCGCGCTTTCTTCCATTTACAATATAATATCGCTGCTTTAGCGGAACAATAACTTTGGTGGGCATCTGAGCGGCCCACTCATCAGAAAATGTGCCTTGATATGCTGGGCTTGCCTCGTCTGCATGAGTAGCCCCTAATCCCAATGCATCAAACGTATCTCCAGCCGCCTCCCCTATTACATTTTCAGTATATCCACTAACCGTTAAGGTGCCGGAACTATTTACACCTTTAATAATCGCAAAGCTGGCACAATTAATTGCATCAGCCAACATTATTCCAAACTCGCCCTCATGAGCAAACGCAATAAATCTATAATTATATCCCATTTCACGCAGTTTGTTATTTGTCTCTTGTACTACGGTTTCTAATGTATAATCACCTGGAGTTGTTCCACCATTTCCAGTTACATCTATTCCAGGTAAGAAGATCACATGTTCTGCCGGATTGCCTGTAGGATATAACTCTAAATAAAGATTATAATGCTCATTATCTAATTGACCAGCATCAAATCCCAAACCAATAGCCATAGCACCACGTGGATTACCTACAATTGCACTGCTGAGAATATAATCAAAAGAACCAACAGGAGTGGCGTTTGCAGCCGCCACAGCTAAAACACCAGCGGTTTTGGTATCATATAATGGACGATCTATTCTGGCATATGCATTATATCCGTCACTATCATACAAATTCACGCCATTTAATCTTACAACCCATGTGGTATCTGGAGTATATCTTAAAGAATCTATAATATACGAAGCAGACACACCATTTCCGTAATTAATAGTAATAACATCACCAGATTTAACGCGACCAAATTGAGAATCAAAAACAAAATCAGTATTATCCGGATCGAATACAACCAAATCATCCCCGATAGTTAAACTATCTACAGGTTCGCTCTTAGGGGGGTGAACTAAGTATGTCACTACAGGTGTTGGAGGTACTACATTTTCTTTATATCCATCAGGTAAACATGGCCCTTGCGATCTTGTAATTTTTGGAACAGCATTAGCATGTTGGGTTGCTCGGTGTTGCCCAATATTAATTACCTCATAATCATCAATTGCCTGAAAAGCCTTTTGCGCATCCGTGGCTGTCTTTGGAATTTCTATGAAATTATCAGTATTTACACCTATACCAGATGCAAAATGGGCGTCTCCGGTAATATTATTTTCGTGATTTATAAATGCCGTGTTAATTTCATCTAATGCTTCACCTACATTTTTAGCAGCGCGCATTACTCCGTTTCGATCTTTCAACCCTGCCCATGTAAAGGTTGGATCTCTCGGATCTGTAGGAACAGCATTTAAATCAATATGAGTTCCAACATGACGTGCCGAAGATGTACCATCAGCCAACAAAGAGGCACCAGAAATATGCGCATGTAAATCAGAAAATATAGTATTAGTAAATGACACCAATGAGTTCAATAATGCCGTATTAGACATTATCAAAGTATGCAAATCAGATGTCGAATAATTTAATGTAAGTTTTGATTCTTTAATGCCAGCGTTTAATCCAACATGAACATCAGTTATCGGCAAGGTAACCAAACCCACAGACGCCAATGCAGAGGCTTTAATTGTTCCATTGGGATTTATAGACACATTTAAACGATCTGCAACTGAATTTAGACTTCCAGACGGATCAATCCCTAATTCATTCTCAATCGCAAATACCGCCTCGCGAAGTTGATTTATGGCATCTCCACCCACCTCCGTAATATTATCATCTACGCGAATAATAGTAGTATCGTCATCTATTTCAAATGGGTAAACACTCATTTTATCTCACTTTAATCAATTTACTTTACGTATGGACCAGGCTCTTCTGGAGTAACTTTCTTGCCTATCTTTTTCATTATATTTTGTTTAATTAAGCGATAGACCAATCCACTAATTAAACCACAAAACAGACCAAAAAACACATGTGCAGTAGTGGTTACAAATAATTCCGGATATGGATAACCAGAAAACAAACCACCCGCCGAACCACCAAATATTATAGGTAACACAGGTAGTAAAAACTCTTCCCAAATTTTATTAAGTTTGGTATTCTTTTGCTTTAATTTCGGAAAGATAAGGCATAAAACCGTTCTCACAACCCATACAATAGCAAAAACAGCTAAACAAAACACAATTATAGAGAGGGACGATTCTATAAGATCCATGGTTAACACCTTTATTTTGTTACAATTTACCAGTCAAATAAATATGGTAATATGCAGTTAAATGGGTGGTTACCATTTGTATCTTATAGTTATTGCTGTAAACCAAATATGTAATGTTTCCGCTTGAAGATCTTCTCCGTATAGCTCGGATCGCAATTGCTCTTCAGGATTGTTAATATATGTATCCGCCCCTCCAAATGTTATCGTTCTTGTAATTGGTCCAGTGTCAGATATAAAATCAAACTCTCGCTGAATTGTTCCGGGTGTTACACCAGTAATATCCCAATATATAATTCCTGTTGGAGCGTCAAGCTCTTCATATACCTCTCCTGTAAGCTCAGCATCAACCAAACGCACCCCATTTGGCAACACATCAAATAATGACAAGCCCCAATATAAATCAGAATCACTTCCAAGCACCCCGCCAAGCAGCTCTAAACTATAACTTGGTGGCAATACTGGTTGCATTGAAATTTCACCATCACTGGACGTTGGTGTAGTATTTTCGTCCTTAATAATTGGTAATCCGGTAGACGGTGAATAAGCGTTTGATATAACTCCGGCATAAGTATTAATATTAAACGTTTCTATTTGATTCTTGTTGCGCTTTACCAGCCATCTATCAGTATCTGGTGTTCCATCATAAACAACGGTGGTGTCAGAAAAATCAATAGTATCATAGTCAAATGAATTATCTATAACCATTCCACGACCAGACGTTGATGTTAAAAGAATATATGCATAAACTAATGAACCAGGAACTCCATCGGCCATCAATCTGCGAGAAAATATATTATCACATATCAAGCCATCCTGATAAGGTTCATCCATACTTATCTCACCATCAACAATTAAACAACATACTGGACCAGTAGGAGATATAAAATCAACACTATACATTGAAATATTATTATCATGCACTTGTATTACGGAACTGCGCAACCATACAGAAGCTACAGATTCGGTGGGATCTAGCGCCTCATAAAAATTAACTATATCAATAGTGTTATTATGTATATTTACCTTTCTTGGAGCCACAGCATTCTGAATCGATGTCGCATAATAATTATCTACATAAATTCCAGCTTGATGATCCATTGGTGAGCCGCTATCCCCCAACTGAGCAAACATCTTGTTATTATTAACATTTACACTATAACCCGGGGCATAAACTTGTACTACACCCTGACCATCATAATATGATTGATCTGCAAAATAATGATAAATCTGTGGTATTACTAATCCAAATGGAATTGACCGTTGCGTGAAAAAATTACCAGAAATTAAAACTTGCGGATCAAGATCTTCGGCCAAATCAAAAGAATCGTTATCTATATCAATATCGACCAACGTCTGAGTCGATATTGACGGTCCAGCAGTCCACTGAGCCTGCGAAAACTCAGAATTTACTATTGATATATTTCCCTTAACCAATTTTGAAAGGTCTGCTCGTTGAGAAACTTGTAACGGCAACGCCCCACCAAAAATTTTAGATTCATTAAAAGCAAATGTAGTATGCGGCCTTACATGTATTGTAGGCAAAGCATATGGTAGTATTCCAACAGTTTTTAGCTGATCCGGCCCATTAAACGTACACTTATCAATAAAAATTTCATTAGCATCTAATCTAACAAAGAAATCAAAACCACCCGGACCCAAAATAACTGGCGATATATTTTCGTTATAAGTCCATGTATTATCAGATAATATTTGTGTATTTTCAAATGTTACCTTTCCATCATTTCCTAAATCGACCCAGAAATATCTATAAGAACCGGTTGGCGATAATGAGGAGATAGTATTACCAGTCAAATCCATAATGCAATTTTTAACTAGTATATTTGGCTCTGTTGATTGGCTTGCGGTATAACCAATTCCAGCAGCATCTCCAATACCTCCCACATAACCATTACCACGAAACGTACAGTTTTCCAATACCACCTGATCTGATTTGGGTAACAAAGCGCTTACATTATCACTATAATCGCCAGTTTGATAAAATTGACAGTTTTGAACTCTAACCATCCTTTTACAATCACACGCTGCAGTTATATCTGGGACATATAATGCGACATTTTCAAACAAACAATCATCTGCTTCAACATAATCATGATCTTCCCAGTTCAAGTGCACAGAATGATAATTTGCCGTTACCGCTACATTAGATCTCAATTTTATTGACTTTATCGAACTTCCCAGATCAAAATACCTGTTATTTAGCTTATCCACTACTGCACTAGACACATCTAATTCAAAAACAGGATATTCATTATCTATTTTACAACCAACAAAATTATAGTTCTTGCCACCGGTTTTGGTTGTTACATTATACGTACCAGGAGTAACAACAACAGTAGTGGGATGATATAAATTTACATTCAACAATGTATCTATTGCGTCTTCGCCCATAAAATCGCCGGCAGTATGGTTAGCCGCCTGATCGTTGGTTCCGACTACGACATACCAAGGATTATGAACACAAGACCCCCAATTATTACCAGTCATTGTTGCTTGGACTGTTTCACCAGATGGCATTACAAATAGAGCTTGAATGTCAGTAGCCCAAGACGGACCACCCTCATTACCCACAATTGCTATATCAACATCACTAGATCCGCCACCCATAGTTTCTACGACAAAACACGCAGCAACCGTAGCAAGCCCACCGCCAGGATCATAACCAACGTGATAATTATCCACTAAAGTTGCATTACACAAACTCATATCGACAAAACACTCGTCTTCTAGATTGTTTGGAAATGGATTGGCCTCTGTGCCAAATGTTCTGGCGCGACACTTATCTACAACCAAATGATCCACATCCCCATTTGATGGCAAAAATCTAGCAGCTATTAACATACCATCGAAAAAACACCTCTTTAATGTTAAACTTGAAGGATCTGCGCCAAGACCCGATGTTCTTACACCACACAACGTCTTACTACGACCATTTATAGGACCATTATCAACCCTTCCTACAAACTTAACCTCTTCACACGTGCAACTGGAACCTATTTCACACTGAATCATTGGAACTGAAGTCATAGTGGCTATAGGCTGGCCTCCCATTTGTACGGTGCCATTTAAATTATCGGCTAAAATAAGATTAAAAAATCTAGTATCATCAAGAGGGGCGCCAGACTCAAGATCAATCTCTCCACCACCAGAATCGCCACCAATAGTAGTGGCCAAGGCTGTTGTCTGAACAATAAACATTGATTGTTCATTCATCTCTCCAATAATTATAGTACCCCCTATTTCACCCATAATTGATATTCCCGGAGGTACTGTGACTGGTGTATCTAAAGTGTATTCTCCAGCCATTAATAAAATAATTCCGCCATCTTGCAGCCTATTATCGGCAAAAGCTGCTGTAAATGCCTGATCCAGAGTTGGTGTAGTAGCCGAATTTACGTTATAATTACCAAGAACATTTCGGGCCACATCTCCAATACTTATAAATCCGGTACCATTTGATGTGATTAAAAATGGTAAATTCTCCAATGTTGTCTGCACGTTATAACAGGTTGGAAGAATGGGAAGGGGAGGTTCCATCAAAATGTCAGGAGCACCGTGAAAATAATCTTGCCCCTCAACATGCGCATTAAAATCACGCTTAGCGGTAGCAAGATGCCCCCCTTGAATTTGTCGGTTTGAGCCTATAAATCTATAACCCATGATACTCCCTATAATCTTAAAAACATCGCATTACACTTATCATTTCGCACAAATATCTGTTTACATTATAATAGCGAAATATTATCACTAACATCATAAAAAAATCACACACTATACTATACTTACACTTGTTTTACACAACCACTAAAGTGTGTGTGTGCCCCAAATTTTCAGTTACCACACCATTAACAACCTCATGATTATGCCCCAATGATACAGATGTTGTTTGAGTAATCTGATTAATATTTACTATACCCTCATTTACCCTAACCGTATGTGTATGTGGGATAGATGTTCCAGAAGGTCCCGCCAAAAACCCAATAGATGTAGAAAGATTCTCGGGCATAGTAGATGTATCATCAATAAGCTTAATCTGATTAATAGGATCGGTTTTACGAACTCTCTGAGCGCTAAACTTTTGCGATCCACTTTCGCCTAAGAATAATTTGTTCCTTGTAACATTAAGAATTTCATAATAAAACATTCTAGTTCCGGCTTCATCATATCTAACAATAACATCTCGATCTTTTACAGCTGGTACAACCAATGTCCAGCAATTAGGTATAAAATCGGATTCTAATCCAGCACTTCCAGGTTTCAAATCTTCTGTAGCCGGCTCAAATCTCACCAATATTCTACCATCGCTTCTACGAGGATTAAAATATTGCTCGTATCCAACAACAAATCCAGACCCATAACATAGGGGGCAACGATCTTCTGGATATTCAGCTGTTGGCAAATAACAAGAACATCTAACACCAGTACGAACTCTTCTTAATAATGCAACTGGCTCGCCCGTTGTTTCCAGCAACATTTCTTCTCGCTGGTGATTAATTTCATTTATTGGCAAACCACGTAATTGTCTGCCAACTCCAAGATATCCATCAGCACAATAATGTTCTCCACCAATATAAGTACCTATACAACCACCCCGAATAAGAACCTCTGGATTTGTTCTATGCCAACCAGCATAATCATATTTGGGAAAATCCACTTGTGATGCATCGCTAGCGCTTAAATCAGATGTAAGCAAATCTTTATCCACTGTACGATAACCATCTGTCCTAGTATAAGCATAATTTGGATAAGAAAAATTAGCAGTTTCTTGCAATGTTAAATAATTTTCTTCTTCATATCCCTTCCAAAATCTTACCAAAGGATCTCTTATAGCAACCCCATCCCAACCATTGATCGTATGTGATCTTGCATGTGTTTCTCCCCAACCCCTATTATCAACCGTTCCAACTAATAAAGAATTACTTGGTATATCTTTTGATACATATCTAATCCATTCTGTACCAATCTGGACAATACCATACGCAGGAAACAATTGAATGTCTGATACCGGAATTGCCAAATCAGTTGCAGTAATATCACTCAATAATACTGCCTCGGGATACACCTTTAATTCAGGAAAACCATCAGGCAACAAATCCAAATTATACCAATCAGACAAATACTCAAATGCCCTAACGGCAAAGTAATATGTTTCTCCAGGCGTTAAATCTAAAATGTTTGCACTTAAATATCCATCCAAATGAGCTACAAATTTTACACCATCAGTAAAAACATTCTCTAAAATAGTAGAATAATATATATTATATCCTATAGAGTATAAATACCCATCCCCATTTGGACCATCTGGATATACATAACCATCTGGATAGGCCCTACGCCATTCTAAAAATATTGAATATCCATCATTTTTAGACGCAGCTGTTTTAGCACCAGCTTCTGCTGGTGGAAAATATACAGGTGTTGGAATATAACATGCCATTATATCACAATGCAAAAATATAAGTAGCTTTTAAATTTTAAAATAATTTTACGACGTTACAATTCGAACAATGTCATCAATAAAACCCCTTAATTGTTTTCTTCTCTTTTTACGCTCTTTAAGTGGTACATTATGATGATCTAGCACTCGTTTAACATACCGATCTGCCGCTGACTCACCATCTGTTTCTTCTATATATTCTGTCTGATTTTGAAAACTTTCTTGTTCGAATTCATTGTCTAAATAATCATCAGCAGATGATCCGGAACTACCCGTTGTAGGACCGTCACCAAAACATTGTTGAAGAAAATGCGTCAACTCATGTACCATATAATGCTCTATAGATTCAGAATCATTTAACAAATTATAATTAAAGTAAATTATTCCATTATCCGTTCTCGCAGAAACATCCAAATTAGCAAAACACATTGGTACCAAATCTATAAAGGAAGGATCAACGTCATGCTCTTTACACAATTCTTTAAATGTATTACTTTTTCTTACAGTCTCACGTATATTATTGATTATATTCAATAATTTATCATAAGAAGTATCTGAATATACGTTCTCACCCATAAAACGCCTCATAAAACAGGTACTTATAGTAAATTATTCTTCTTCCTCATGACCACCCGACTCAATAAAACGAAGCTTTTCATAATAATCAAAGTCATCTAACGACTTAGGTTCTTTGCTTCGATCTCCGCGTCCAGGATGCTCTACTAAATGATCCATAGCTATTTCTGTGGCAATGTCTTCACCATCATCTTCTTCTTCGTCAATATGCTCATATTCAACTTCTACGCCTTCTCTAAGAGCTTTTTGATCAAACTCATCAGGAGTCATGCCGGCAGCTAAACCACCTGGCAGATGCTCCTCCCATTCAGCTATTTTTTTTACAAATAAACCTGCTAATTTTAATATTTGTTCTGCTTTCATGCCATTATGCTAAAATATTCGTACTATTTGCACCATCTCTTAAATACAAAAATTCCCAAACTTACAAATAATATTATAAACAAAAAATCAATTAACGTAAAATTACTATTACTACAGCTCGTATCACAATTACAACCATCCTTTGAATAATCCGTCGCTGGCATATCTGACTCCACTGAACTATCTGTATCTTCGGCATCTGGACATGTAGGACAAGTTCCAGCATCGCAAGGGTCACAAGAGTCACAAGGTTCACAATCTTCGCACGGATCACACGGATCACATGAATTTTCTGAAACTTCCTGTTTCATTTCTTCATAAGCCCAATCAATCCATTGCAAATAAGACCCCGGAATAGTATAAACAGCACCATGACCACAAGCTGCTACAGTAGGTGCCCTAGATGTGACCCCAGTTACATATACTTTATCATTATGAATTACATAAGCTGGCCCACCACTATCACCATAGCACGCATTTCCAGCATCTGGATTTTCACTTTCATCTTCTCCTAAAATCATCTCGTATTCACCACGCCAAGTTACAGGAACATCAACCGCGTATAACTCTCCTCCAGCAACATCTTTTTCATGTCGTCCATAACCAGCAATTGTCACAATATCCCCCACACTTATATTGTCGTTATATTCTGATGGTGATAAAATTGGAACAAACACTATATTTGAAGGAGATGGAGAATTATCAACCAATAAAAGAGCTATATCATTATAATTGTCTCCAGCAGTACCAGGATCAATTTCTTCGTCTAATTCTTGATCTTGTGGAGTTTCACCATAATACGAATCTTCGGCTTTCATTTTAGCTAAAACGGGAAAAAATGTACTATAATCTGCTTCTCCTGGTTTTTCATAACCATACGCTATAGACATAATACTTGGGCTATAATTAACACAATGCGCAGCCGTCAACACTAGATCTGGCCTTATAAGAGTTCCAGTACAATTTGGTGTCGATACATTTCCAAGCATTAAAGCAACAATAGATGGATATTCTGAATGTAAAGCTGGCGCCCCATTGATGATTGGCCCTTGATTCATAGACAAATTTTCTGACGCAGATCCCGCATTATATCCACACCCTATACAAAACAATAAGGCAGCCAACAAATATAAAAATTTATTACTCATTATTTCTTCCACAAAGCTCATCACAAAAAGCTCGTCTATTATCTGAATTAATAACTAATTGGTTAAGCTTTTCCTTGTCATCTCCCTCCATACAACCATAACATCTTTTTAAATCAGCAATTCCTATGCGCCAATATATATCATTAGTTAAGCACATAAACCCTATTTGCAATTTACTGGGATTATCTCCTAGAACTATATTGGCATTCGGCGTCTTCTCAACATATTCATTCAACGATTCCAATAAATCTTCCCAATTATTAAAAACTTTCTCATCTGACATAATATCTTCCTCACAATAAATATTGGCTTATATTATAAATCTCTTCCATATTTATATATATCAATATGTAATAGTTTTTGTTCTTGCGTCGTACATTTTTAATTTTTGTGCCACATTTATCATGAAAAATACAGGAAATAGCAAATTAGACACGCTCGAAGAAAAAAAAGCCCGATAACAAAAAGTATAATGATTTAGTATATTTGTCGGGCGCGAAGGAATCGCATTCGAGCTATAGCAGGATACCTTGCAGTACTTATCGTTAATGTTCCAAGACCAATTGGTGACGGTTTCATGTTAAACTTAATTAATTTTACTTTTTCAAAGTGATGAGTTAACAAAGTGCTCCATCTTGAATTCATTAGTTCCGCAACACTTGGTGGATTAAAATTAATACCCTGATCTGTAAGTTGAAACTCTCTACCTCGCTCTAATAACATTTTACTAGACAAGGCTAATAACTCGGCTCCCTCAACTATTACATCATGAAACTGCTGAAGAATTTCCGTATCTTCAAAGGTAAAAAGCGTCCAATGTGGTATCTCATTAAACATAGTTAGCGAATTACCAAGAAATGATACTAAATTATCAACGCCATATATATCACAATCTACATAGACGTCATTGCCCCACTCATCGGTAGTATTTACTTTACCACGAGAATCTAATCTGGCACGCAAAGATTTCAATAACACATTAATATTATGAATTGCCAACTGACTATAACAAAAGCCAGGATCATCTCCAAGGTGCTCATATCCATCAGTATTTACCGCCGGCATCATGGTATTCTGAACTACAAAATTAAACGCACCAGATACTCTAAAACCATTCAGCGTACCATCCCAAATATCATTCCAAACACCTATACAAGCATTCCAACCAACTGGGAAATCATAACCATACAACCCAATGCCCGAGCGATAAACGCCTAAATTTGTAGGACCGACAACAACATTTCCACTTGGTTCTTCAATAGTTATAGTAGGAAGAGCATCTAGATCTGCGGGATTACCATCTGGTCCTCGAAATTGGGCCTGTAGCCTAATTGTCTCCGTATGACCTACAGTTTCTCCGCGTGTCCTGTAAATAACCATGATATACCTCTATACCAATGCCATAATATACATCGAGAATATATTAAATTCACACAGGATAAACAGAAGAATTTCCAAATGGCAACGCAACATTAATTAAAAACAATTCATTATAAGTTAATGCCCCCTGCTCAGGAACTGGAGATAATGTTTGCCATGATACTGACGCCAAATATGTTCCCAAAGCAGAAGATCCAGATGGAATTACTACATTGCTACGATAAGTACCAACGGCAACTCTAGTCATTTGAACTGGAAAGCCAGCCGCTGAAGACCCGTCTGGATTTAAAACATAATTAAGAGAAGGAACATATCCATCAATTGCATGACCATAGATTCCATTACTTAATACTTGAACAGACAAACCGACAGTTTGCCCTGGATTAGCATTTATACTCACTACCATATCAGAATATCAAATTATGCTAATCTTCCTTATCAAAAAGAACCGACATCTCATCCGCATATTCTTCATCGGAAAATTCTAATTCCTCAAATTTAGGATCCACAACCTTAACAACACTTCTTAATTTTGTTTGTATTGGCTGCTGTGATAATTCCTTCATTGGGGACGTTGGAAACTCTGGCTGATTATCACAAACCCTAATACGATCACGCTTTTTATGCAATGATCCAGACTCCTTAGATTTTTCCAATTGCTTTAAAGTATAAGAAAAATGTTTTTTATCTAGCAAGTTAAAAGATCTACCAGCCGGAACTGTTAATCCCAAATCAGACAAACACACATTCATCTTAGATATATTAACTATCCAAAATGATTGATTTTTTTTATCAACGGCTTTCATTTATCAATTACGGTAACTTCCGTTGCCTTATCTTTACCGGCGTTATTTTTACCAATTGTAAATGATACTTTTTGTCCAGCTTTTAACAGTTTAAATCCTGGCATATTAATATCAGAATAATGAACAAAGATATCAGACAACGGTTCACCATTTTCATCAACGCGATTAATAAATCCGTAACCGGCCTTAATATCAAACCAATCTACTTCTCCAAAATACACTTTATCCATAATACTTTACTTTCTTTACATAAGCGCCCATTTGTTAATAAAATATGATTTTATGCATTATTTTTTGCACCAGATTCGTCAGGTAAAACCTCTTTTCCACCAACAGTCAACCCACCAACACAACCTAGTACTCTATAAATCTCTACAATTCCCATCGTAGAAATATGTTTTCTTTCCTCTTCGTTAGAGCACTTTCTTAATAATTTATCATACTTATCAAATACCTGCATTATCTCTATTTCACATCCCATACGCCGAGCTGTAGCTAATATTCCTTTTCTTGTTGCTTGCTCAGTTTTACACTTTTCGTTATTATTCATCTTCCTCGCCTTTCACAAACATAACTTTCGATTGTTGTGGTTTATGCACAAAATATGGTTCATCTATATCTATATTCTTTTTGCCATCAATTTCATAAACCAAAGTTCGTCCATATGGTAATTGGGTGCTAGGATATGGACCTATTATTTTTATAAGCCCCGCATGAATTTTATTATGACAATTAGCACACACTATGGCTAGATTCATTGGATGATTACTTGTGCCTAATTCTGTGCGCTCCACGATATGATGTTTGTGCAAAGTTTCAACATCACGTGTACCACAAATTTCACATTCTATTTTTTTAAGTTTTTTTGACATAAATTATAATATTTTTCTTAGCTTATTGATAAAATATTCTACATCATGAGACCTATATTCGCCCCAATGACTAATTCTTAAATAATCCTGACCATCACTAGGTCTCCCCAAAGCTTCCATTAAAGGAGACCCGCCGGAATATAAAGAACCACAAGCGCTTCCCAGCCCACAATATATCCCGTCATTTCCAAGTAAATTCAATAATCTAAATGCATCTCCATCTTTTGGTGTCTTAGCATATGTTGTATTAGGACAACGATTTGCATTTTCTCCAATAATATCAAATCCTAATGTTTTTAATTCTGGCTCTAATACATCTCTAAACTCAATCATATTCGCGTAACGCTCATCAAAAGTATTTATTGCTTCTTCTAACGCCACCGCAGAAGATGCTATGCCTGCTGTATTAGGTGTTCCAGAAATATCTCTAAAATACCTTGAACCTACTCCAAACTCTCTCCAAACACTAGAATCTGATAAATACATAAATCCAACACCACCAGGACCACCAAACTTGTGCGCTCCAAACACAGCTATGTCTGGATTTAACTTGCTTATATCCACTTTAATCTTTCCCAATGATTGAGACATATCCGTAAAAATATAATTATCATTTGTACTATTTATATTTTGAATTGTTCCGATTTCATTTTGCATATGAATACATACAATATTTTTGGCACTTTCAAATAATACCTCGCCATCAGAGTTTACTTTCAGCTTTTTTATAAGTACCGAGTCAAACGCTGCATCTACAGCCGTATTTATAGCGGGATGTTCTATAGGAGATATAAAAACCTCATCATCCCCAGACATACGTACCATATGAGCTAATAATTGCGCCCCCCATTCACAAGCCTGGGTACATCCACTAGTAAAAACAATTTGATTAGGATCTTTCGCATTAATCAATTTAGCTATTTTAGATCTTGCCTCTTCAATAGCGTTTTGTGCAGCACGACCAGTCGCTGACGGAGATAACGGATGTCCATGACCAGCAATAGAATCATTAAACTTATGATAAAAATCCATTACATGATGACTCATTGGTAAATGAGCGTTAGCATCTAAAAATAATTCTTTCATGCTCTTAAATATATCACGCCATTTAAATTATTTATTACATATTCCAGGTCTTGTACATAAATTCAACCACTTTGTCCCGTCCCATATCTTAATTAATTCCAAATTTATATCATATACCATTTGATTGGTATTAGGGGATTCGGGATATTCAGATGCCCCATGCACTTCTGGAACATTATATGCCGCTTTTATAATATCTGTCATATCAGTTTTAGGAATAGTGAACATATTTTTTCTCCATTACGGAACAATTGCGCCAGTAGTATCTACCCAAGCTGCCCCATTCCATCTCAGCATCATACCATTTCCAATATCAGTGGCAAAAAATTCAAACCCTAATGGTAAGTTTGTTGTCGGTCGCTGATCTGGACCCGCCGTAGTTCCAGACATAGTAATTCCAGACCATAATTGCACAACAGTTCCAAGAACACTCCAATTAGCCCAAGGGGTTGCACCCATACTTTCAATAGCAACATTTCCAATCATTAGAAACGTTCCCACCGCAGCATCTACTGGAACTCCAGTTATACCAGAAAATGACGTTAAATTTTGAAGATTTGCAACGCTGCCATTTGTAAGTCTAATACCATCCTGACCGTCTATTGTCCCATCTATACACAAAAACATAGACGCATCACACAACATCGCTAAACCCGTAACATTTGCGCTTAATGATGCGCCAAGATTTGACATAAAAAAACTACCATTAGAAGCATGAACAACCACATCAGCATCTCCACCTGCACCACCAGCAAGCCACCCAAACCCTGCGCCATCTAACATTACCGCAGTTCCTCCACCAGGCGAATCAAAAGCAGCCCAAATAGCAATTACCATCATATTTGGGGGAAGATTATCACCGTGTAAAACATATGCGCCGTTTGTTGCTTCTCCGTGACAATATAATATAAATGATTCATTATTTACGCCCGGATTCGGCAATCCATCATCTACAATTTTAATGGCACTATCTGTAGCATTTACAGACGTAGATATTACAGATAAACCATTAATTGCCGAACTAACATAAGGCATAACGAGTGTCGCCCCACTAGATGAAGAAATTGTCGTTGTATCTGATAATCCAACACCATCAAAAGATGTTAATGTTATATGTCGTCTTAATACAACATTTTCATTATAAGTCCCTGGAGAAATTTTTATAACATATTTATTATTCGCAGCCTCATCTGAAAATGACGCCAAGGCCTCATTAATCGTAGAATAATCACCAGTACCATTTTGCGATACAACAATTACATTTGCATCATATGTGTTTCCTGGACTGCCGATAATTGAACCACCAAAACTAGACATATAATATCCCTATTTTAACGCCAAAATTTTCCAGATAACTCTGTAGCAACAACCACAACATTTCCATTAGAAGTATCATCCGGATTTCCACCAGTTGCATCCCTATAAAAACGAATCGCCAACAAATCCCCAGGAATAACTTCGGGAACCAAGTAAGGCGCAACAAAAGAAGTCATTTCTAATGCCGTTCCAGGAACAGGAATTGCCTGAGCAAATGATGTCTCTGTAGCTGTCCCGTTTAAAAGATCCCCATCCTTAATAATAGCATAATCACTATTAAACTCCACATTACCAACATTAGAAGTATACTGACCTCCACTTGTCGCTACAACAAGTTTCCTAGCTGGATTTACTGCAGATCCCCCGCCCGTTATTCCACCAAAACTAGACATAGATATCTCTTTTTACATTGCTGCCCAAGCCTCAACTCGAACTACTTGACCAGGAACTGTAGTCCTAAACCATATTCTGCTAATTCTTCTGTTATCAAAAAATATAGCGGCCGTAGGTGTGCCAGGAGTTAAATCACCATGCAAAGTGTTACCATTAAAACTATATTCAATAACTTCAGTTCCTTCATTTACCAGAGAAAATGAAACTTGTCCTCTAAAATTAATTGCTATATCCTCATTATTATGTGGAAAATTAGCATTATTCACAGTTACTTTTTGGAAGAAATTAAAATCTTTTCCTTGAGTGGTTGGCGGTGGCATACAAATCTCCGTTTTTCTTAAATTTTATCAGTTTTATATACAAATATAATTCTAATATAATATTGAAAAATGCATATACGAATATCTAGGATCAAAATAAAAATAAATATATTTAATCGCGGAATGGATACCATTCCGCGGGAGGATAGGGCTATATCCTTTGAATTATCAAGAAGCTCCCGCCTTTAGGCGGGAAAGTAGTCACTTATTGTTTATAAACATGTATATACTCTCATATTTTTGCATACCAGCAGATTTGCTCAAATGACTCCTTATTGTTCGCAAATAAATTTCCTCACGAACATTTCCAAATATATCTATTGCCATATTTAACATTCTGGGGTAATTCTTAACATTCAAGCCAAACCATTTTCCAGGCTTTAACATATACTTTACATTTTCAAGCGTCTTTTTCCAATATACATCATAAAAATAATTTTCCCCACGATTATATGCTTGAGACAAATCATCAGAATAATATTCTTGATTAAAATATGGCGGACTACTCCAATATAAATCAATAGAATTTTCTTTATCGCAATAGTCCTCAGAACCAGACTGTATTAGTTTATAATCTTTAAAATTAAAATACCTTGCCATTTCCTCTAATTCAACCACAGTAAGAGGATCCGTTCCAATATATTTTCTACCACATGACATTGCCCCTAATAATCTAGCCCCATAACCACAAGAATAATCACCAACAACATCGCCGGGATTAGAGTATTTTAAACATACAAATTTTGCAATAGATGGTTTGAACATAGTAATGCTAGGAACCAACCTCATACTACGCATACCTTGTATCATCATTCTGTGACTAATATTAAAAGTTTCGTTTACTTTAGAATGCCAATTAATAACAAGCCGATTTTTTACTAATTTCAATAAAATATTATCATCTTTCCATAATTCAACCATATTTTTTTTGCCAGGCTCGGTAGCGTGACAAAAACTCTTACAAAAATGTTTACATATACTTGTTGCTGTAGAACTATTATTAAACAATTCATTTGTTGCTATATCCGGATTATAATCGCACAATTTCTTATAATCAGAATTTAATTTTTTATCAGGATATTCGGGATACATCCAACCTTGTTGCCTAAAATGATTAAATAGCGGTTGAACATATTTTTCCCTATCTTCTTTTGGTAGTGGTTTTATAAGCCCAGCTGTTATCGGAATACCATCTACTTCTACTATTTTTGTATATGGATTGTCATTTTTTCTTTTTATCCTTTTTACTGTAGCAGCGCTTACATTATATTGTTTAGAAATATTTTCTATATTATTATTTTGATTTAAATTGTTTATAATATCATGTTTAATACTTTCTGGTATATTATATTTTTTACGACCTATTTGTCTGTTTTCTTGCTGTTTTTTAAGTACAAGGTATTTACTATATTTTCTATCTAACCTTGTTTCTAATGATGAGTTTCTATATAACCAATTCATAATAAGATCCACTTTTTCATTGCCATTAGATTCCATATCAAAAGTATTATTACCAGTTTTAGAAATACAATAAAAATTTACAATAATATTCAACTTATCTAATATTAATCTTTGTATTTTTTCACACATCTCTTCAGTAGACGTTAATGACCACTTCCACTCTTTAGTTTGCTGCCTCATAGTAATACAGCCATCACCATCAAATAACCCTCTAATAAAATGGTTGTTTAAATCTTTACGCAACCATTTTGGAAATTCTATAATAAAACTTTTAGCCTGTGGACATCCCTTTTCTTCCAACATATCACACATATGTTTACTATACATTCTTATACAACATGTCGGATATCTATTATTGCTTAAATATCTTTTAATGTTTTGTTTTGGCATATTAATAAAACTACAAAATTTTACTAAATGATTATAATCTTCATCCTTTAATGTTAAATGTGCCGTATTTGTTCTTTTACAATTATAGGCATCAGCATAAAGAAAACCAAGCCAATATGCTTTTTGTGGTGTGTTTATATTATCAAAAATATCTTCATTAAAAAAAGTAAATCTATGACTTTCATTTCTATTTCTTAATATTTCTTTTTCTTTTGCCCACTTTTGTATTCTACGTTTATCAATTGAATATTTTTTTCCTAAATTTTTGGCTGATACACCCAGTTCATATAATTCAAGTATTTTTTCTATTTTTGAATCATTAAATTGTTCTTTTTTTATAGAATAATTGTTTTGTTTTATTGTTTTTATAATTTGTCTATGGTCTTCTTCTAAATTAATAGCTATTCTCTTAGCTGAAAATCCGTTTTCTGTCATTTCTTTTATTTTATTTTGCATTTTGATGAACCTTTCTTATACATGTATATATAACACATTGCCTAGGTTCATTCAATAAAAAATAAGGGCTCGACCCAATTGGGGAGCCCTTATAAGCTATATGCAAGCTAAGTTATTGAAATTATGCGCCAATTACAACGCTCTTATTACCGCGAGCGACACCGCGTGGATTCACAATTCCAAGACCAATAATTTCACTTACCACCCATCCTAATTTTAGCTGCTTAGGCTCGTCAGCGGGAAGTACCTCAATGTCCTGACGAACAGGCATCACACCAACAAACTCTGGGTCTGCACATGCGTAAACGGTACCAGCAGGAACAATCTTAGAAACAAGAATGTCTGCGCCCCAAACATGAGCATAAAGACCAGTCTGTAGAATCTCGCGCTGAGTCACAGGATCAACCTCACCACCATTAGCACCAGCACCACCGCCAGCTGCCCAGTTTAGAATATCGGTGAACTCATTGATGTTCATGAAAAACTTTGTGGTTACCAAGTCCCAACGATCTACCTGAACCTTTAGTTCAACTAGGTCGCGCTTTAGCATTCCACCATCAGCAATATCTTGAGCAACGTTCTCGACAGTAGCAGCAGCATCTAGAGCGGCAAATACATTTGCATCCTCTTGAGCCATAATTTCCTGCCTTGCCTTTTGAACGGCACGGTCAATCACGTTAAACCGACGTCTTTTAACTTCAGCAATACGAACGGTTGGATTGGAGTAAAGCTCGAACTCGGGAACGGTTACACGATCACCGAATACGCGACTCTCAGGACCAGAGCCATTGCTTGAAACAACAACTGCAGCCACATCGATATCGCGGTCATAAACTGGTAGGGCTCCTTGAGGAAGGGGATCAACCACGAGGGCACGTCTAGCAATTCCCTGATAATCAAGGTTTCGCATTTGTTACAGGTCAGGGAACCTGGTTAGGTCATTTCTGCCTAACTCCTTATATTACTATAAGGGTCGGACTCTATCTTCTCCAATTTTGGAGTTTAGCATATTAGTCTCTGAGGATTCAGGCATAATTTTATATTTCATACTATCTATTACATGAGGCCTAATAATATCTGAAAGTTTTTGAGTATTTTTTTTATTTAAAGTAAGTTGAAAATATTCTTTTTCTTTAAATTTAAACCCCATAACTTTAGATCTTAAATCAAAACACCTTTTTAATAGATTTTGTAGTTTTATATTTTCTTCATATGTAAAGCCCATTGTCGCTATTCTCATATTTATTCCTGAATTTAGATTTCCGTCATCACAAATCCAAACTGCTAGTGCCAATGGAGTCATGTATATATCTAAATTGTCTGGAATATGTTTAATTCTTTGATTATCGTAAAACATGTCGGCAAATGAATTTAAGCCTTGATGACATATTGTTGCGGTCTGTAGCATTATAGAATTTTTTCTTTTATCTATATTTTCTCTCCATGCATTAACAAAAGGATCTAACATTGATATTTTCCAATGAAAATATTGTTTTTGTTTTTTGCAATGTCCAAAAGATAGCTTATATAAAGAATTTTTGCCATCTCTATATAAACATCCATCTCCTAATAACATTCCAACTAAAATTTGTTTTTGAACATAATTTATAGGAATTGCTCTGAGATGATTATATCTTCTAGCCGAAGAGTCTGGAATTCTATTATTTGCTCTTAACAATCTTGATATAGCCGGAGCAGATATTTCGAACCATTTTGCTATTTCTTTTATAGATTGTCCAGAATCAAACATTGATATAGCTTTTTTGACTTGATCATTTGTAAAATCAGATATGTATTTCTTCCTCCATTGGACTTTATTTTTTAAATTTTTTCTTACATATTCATATGAAACATTATGTTTTGCAGCAATGTCTCGAATATTAAGTCCAAGTTTATATTCTTTTATTAAAACATCTAATTTTACTGTCATGCCTGTCTTTCCTGCTGATTTTCTGTATCATTCTAACTCTGTTACTATAACGTGTTTTAAATTATCTACAGTGATTAATTTCTTGAGTGTTATAGTAGTTAGACATTCAGAGGTTCCAGCATATAGCTAAATTTTACATCCGCCGAAAATTAACGGATAGGATTGGCCATCGCTTGAGCAAGAGCAATCTTGCCATCATGACTCATAATAGCGCGAGAGATCAGCTCATCCCGCTTGTCATCAGAAAGGCCCTGACCACTAAGAGCAGTATTAGAAGGCTGATTTTCCTCTAATACTGAAGCATACTTAGAAATGGTCTGAAGAGCATCTTGCAAACTCGATGCATTAAGCTCTCCCTGTGTATTAAACATATTCATATTTTATCTCCTAAAGTTAAAAGACTACTCGCTTAGCCAGTAATCTGATTTACAGATTTGAAAAATTGGGCGCCTGAAACTCAGACGCCCCTCTTTAGTTAAACATTATCCTTCGCAATGGAAGTGAATTACAGCCTCAGTGTAAGTGACAGCTACTGCAGCCTGACCACTAGGTGAATTAAGTGCGGACACCAAAGTCACAGGAGTGTTTACCAGACTTCCGTTAGTTGTAAACTCAATGAAACGAGCAAGGGTAAGAGCACCACCATCAAATGCCGAAGCAGCATCAGGAGTCAATAGACCAGTTGCCGTAGCGAACAAGGCATCTCCGCCAGCTAGAGTCGGATTCTGAGGATGGAGGCCAGTTACCGCGGTCTCATCAACTGCATCCAAAGTTACAGAATAAAGACCAGGCTTGTCCCAAAGGGTTAGTTTACCACTTCCAGTTGCAGTGTGCGGACCAAGAGCCGCGCCACCAGTTACAACTTGACCGGCAACAGCGCCCACAACCTCGCCGAATAGGGTACCATAACCAGAAGTACCATCATCGATTAGGAATAGAGGACGATCACCAGCGGTAAGAGCCGTAGTAACTGCAGGACGGGTTGTTGCTACATAACCATCTACATCAGGAGTGTGTAGGTCTGTGCCAGGAGTGGCAACATAAGTTAGAGTACCAACTTCACCACCACGAACAGTTGTGTATACGGTGTCTAAACCGTCAAACTGACCAAGAGGTTGAATTCCAGGTTGTAAAATTTTAAGAGCCATTTTATTTTCCTTTTAGACACGTTCTATGTGTCCGATTTTTCTTACATCTAAGGATCTTACTTGTACTAACAGAAACTCTCAGTTTACAATTAGTCAATTTTATATTCTTATATTAGTAAAAAAGTAAAAAATCAACATAAAAAGTTTAAAATAATTACATTATAACTTCTCTGCCATAGCTAAAAGCTGTTCTTTTCTAGTTTTTGCTACACTAACTTCTTTTTCCTCATCATTTTTGTCTTGTTTATGTTGAGAAATTATAGTTAATGCGCCAACAATATCGGCCGTAGAAGTAACTGGCATTTTAGCTGTAGCATTCCAAATCATACCTCTAACCCGGTTATCACCAACAGCCCTGGCAATTATATTTTCTAACCTCTGAGCCGCTTGTGCCACAGATTCTGGTTTACCATCTATTGGTCCAGTATAGACAGATCCGGCTATTGGCAATGATGTAGATAGAAATGACTGAAATCCCTTTATTATTTCTGCTTTCTCTTCTTCAGATTTGGCTTCTTCTGGTAATTTTTCAGATACACCAACCGCTTCTTCAATTTTATCTTCGACTTCTTCAGTAGCTTCTTCTTCCGCCTCTTCCGTAGGATCTTTCTTTTTTAATTTCTTCTGGTAATTATCATAATCTATTTTTGCTCTATTTAAAGCGCCATAATTAAAACCATTTCCCGACACAATATTATAGGTATTGCCTGTTATAGCGTTAAGTTTACCTTCAAACTGAATTAAAGAATATAAAAGATTTTTATCTAGCTTACCATTAACCTTACCGGCATATAAAGTTCCCAACGGCCCACTAGCCACAAACTGTTGAGCTTGTGTAATCTGTTCTTCTGACATGGTAGTATCTGCGTAATTCATATCATTAGAAATCGTTTCGGCTTGATAAGGCTCTTTTAGACGACGAAAATCCCTATCTTCAGCGGGAACAACATATTCGATAGCGATGGAATAATCACCACTAGAAGGAGTTCCTAAAAGACCGTCAGTATATACCATTATTTTCCTTATTCTGGAGCCAATTCAAACAAACCCTCGATATCTGAAATCACTTCCTCTACATTAGGTTCTTCGCCAGTTTCTTGAGCCTTTTCTTGCTCTTCTTTGATTTTACCAGCAAGTTTCTTGGAAATTGCATTGAGTACATTAACGCGCTTTATATTATCATTTATAGCATCAAACTCAGATGTACATGATGACTGAACGCGCTCCAAAGCCTTAACGGCCTCAGTAACATCGCCAGGAGATATAAACTCTTTAATATATTTGGCTGGCTCTAACCAAGATCCCCACCTTTTACTAAGCGTCCAAAACGAAGTAGATTCATATGTTTTGGGAACTCTTTCAATCATTCCTATATACTCAGGAATAACGGCAACCATATCTTCACATGATTTTTTATATGATTCTAATATTTGAATTATAGCATTGTTATATTTTTGATTAAACAACTTAATCTCTTCTCCAACGCTCTCATCCTTAGACTTTGCTTTGGCCGCCAGTTTACTTATTCCTATCCTAATTTGATTTACCACTTTAGCCTGGGCCCTAAGCTTTCTAACATCACCCAAAAACGAAGATATTTCCAGGCCAAACTCCGGAAAATCTTCAGTTACATCACCAACCTCGCTAAGAAAAACACTACAATCTTCCATCATTCCGCGGCTAATATTAACGGTATTAGATACCGCAGAATAAATACCAGCAGCCATCAATGCTTTGGGTAAAATTCTAATACCAATAACTCTCAAAAGCGGCCAAACCCAAGCCCATGCAACTTTTTCTATTGGTTGAGTTTCAGTGTCTTCAGTTTTTTTAATTAAATTATCTTTTTTTTTATCCTTAATAACTCGCTCAGAACAACAATCGGCTAATTTCATAAGATCCTCTTCACCCTTCATATCCAACATAAAAGCGATTCTTACAAGTTCATTTACTAATTCGTGTTGAGCCTTTACATATCGATGCTGCGTCAATTTTCCATCATTTGGTTTTAAAGCTATATCAGCAATCATATTTTGCTGTTCTTTAAGATTTTCTACAATGGCCTGAGATCTATCATATGATGGAGCTACAACGGCTGGAGATTCCGGATGTGCTTTATCTAATATGTCATCATCTTTTCCGTTTGGTTGCACACCATATAAAATCTCGATCTCAGAAAGATCTTGTGAATCATAGCGAGGATTTGTCTTCTCCTCCGCAGCTTCTTTTACAAGCCCCTCTTTGATAGCTATTTCCGCATATTTATCAAAAATTTCGCTATTACTCATTATATTTTCCTTATTTTTCTAGCCGCATCTTTAGCAAATGTATCAACAACTTGCTTTAGTGAGTGATAATCCCGGGGCATTATTAGCTCATCGGGCATTTCTTTCTTGTTTCGATAATAACTATCCTCTAAATTCTCGGCCGTTTCATTAAAAGACCTAGTAGTTACAATTATGTCTTCATATCCGCTGAGATCTGGATAAATCTCTGACGCCCAATACAATAAAGTATCAACAATATCACGATTCATTAATGGAACAATCCAAACATTGGCTTCATCATTTACAAATCGCGTTCTTCCAAATGATGTTGGTGTTAAAAGAGGATCAGTAATTTCTTCCTCTTTATCCTTATCTGGCTCTTGCTTTTCGTCAGTTTTAGGAACATCTATTGGCTCTATCTCTTTGCCCGGCTCTGGAATCTCCTCTTCCTTATCCTTCTTTTTCTTACCTCCAAGCAAACCGCCAAGTAATGACGCACCAGCCATAAGTCCGGCACCAAGTAGCGCTGTTTTTATAGTCCAAACAATCAGACCACCAACCAACCACTTTGCCTTACCTGTCCTACGCAACCTGAATAAATCTCCAAAGATACGCTCTAATACTGGTCTGCCTTTCTGACCAAAAAATGGAATATTTGGACTTGTCGTACTACGTTTTAGTGCATATGATTCCAAAAAAGCTGTTTTATACATCTTGTCAAGCTCACCACTTGCGTCTAGTTTGCGCAAATGCTCCAACATATCATAACTAGCCTCTGCGGTGATTGGACCAGCAACTTGAGATACCACTTCCCTACCAATACTAGAAACCTCATCAGATGTAACTTGGCCTTTAGATTCTAATAGTGGCTTGATTTTAGCAACCATACCACGAGCTATTGCGTAAATATCCAGGCCCAAATGAGCAACAACCTTGCTAAGTATCCAAAATAATGGGTTTATCTTAAATATTACGCCGTTCATTATAAGTTCTAAAACACCTCCGGCCATACCGCCTGGTTCATCAGCTTTTACTGTGTTCTTGACAAAATTCTTTATAAAAGATCCAATACTCCCCAAACCGATTTCGTCAGCAATTCCAGCTTGTTTGATAATATCAGAATCCATTACCGCTATTTTTTCAATTAACACGGTATCTGATAAGTATTGAAGATCTGAATTTGACATTACCTTCCTTCGTATGGTTGTGTAGATTTACCAAGAATAAACGGAACAACCCTTTCTATCGCCGCATGAGCCTGTTGGGTCCACTTACCCTCATATTCAGACATTCTGAGTC